ATCCTGCTAGTTTGGCTAATTCATCTGTAGTGTAGAAAGATAAATGTTCCTTAATTGTGAACCTATCATAAAATGGCTGACTAAGACTTCCTCCACTAGTTGTCGCACCGACTAGCGTGAATCTAGGAATATCTATTTCTTCTGGCTCAGAATCTAAGACGATGGTTGCCTTAAAGTCTTCCATAACAGGATAAAGAAATTCTTCTACTATCATTGGTAGTCTATGAATCTCATCAATAAACAATACGCTTCTTGGTTGTATATTAAGAAGGTATCGTGTCATATTTTTGACACTTCTAATGCTGGCCGCATTAGCGGTGACTAATTCAGAATCCAAATCATTCGCAATTGCACTAGCAATAGTTGTTTTACCCAAGCCGGGAGGCCCATCTATTAAAACATGGGGCATAGTACTGTTGCCATCTTTACATCCATGAGTAAAAATGCGCAATCTGTTTACGACATCTTTTTGTCCAATTACATCTTCAAAAGTTTTAGGTCTGCAAGTAGCCATATCTGTCTCCAAAAAGTTATTGTCAATTATTGTTTATTTTTCTTTAACCAAAATACAAAATCATTCTTTTCTTCATCAAATGCCGATTCTAAAATACCCCTATTTACTAACGAAGAAACTATATTACTAATCATTCTCTCATTAAATTGGACTAGCACTTCGTCATAATCTTTTTCTTTCATAAAATATCTGACTTTGTGTGTTTTCTTATTTTTCCTCTTTTTAATAAAGCCTTGCAAAATAAGTTTGACCTCATCAAAAGGTAATACTCTGTTTAATTCTTCCACAGAGTCCGATCTTGCTGGCATCTTTTTTACTTTTTCCAAAAACTCATCATCCGTTAAAGACTGATTATCCTGATCAAAGTTATAATAAATAACCTTTCTTGTAAAGTCTGTTAATTTATCTATATTCACAACCTCCATCCACTCGCTTTCATCATCCATAGTATTCTCCTAATTAAGATTGTCAAACATTCCCCTGTAATGATGTGGCTGCTTTAAAAAATAGCCAGCATGACTTGATAGGTGGTTTTTGTATTGGTTGTTAATTTTATCACTAATAAAATACTTGGCTTTCCATATAGCTTCATCATAGTGATTACTACCAAGATACATAAAATATTTATCGCTTAATTTCTTGCTGTTGATATTATTCTTTTTAGATTGGGTTTTGTAATTACCAAAAAGCCAAACATTATCATCTTCGTTGACTATTTCTTTTATTGCGTCGGCCAGCCATTTTTCCCACGCCGCCCAGTCTATATCAAACTTTTTGGAATAAGATGATGGATATCCATAATCATTGTATTCTGGATAATAGTTGTAATCATCATCATCATAATCTTCATGTTCGGGATCTTGGTGCATTATATTCTCCAGAAAAATGAAGGACTACGAGGTACAATTGACTACTACATTATACCCCGTAGCCACTTCAAAATCAACCTACACAGAATTTATCGCTAATCTCATCGGCCAGTTCTCTAGCCGCTCGACTCAGGAAATGATTCTTACTGAACCATAGCGGTGTAGAGACTTGGTTGAGGAACTCTACGGTTTTCTTTAAAAGGAATGTCTGCTGAGTGTCAGCGTTTAAATCAACGCTTGGCAGAACTTTTTGTGGATCGTACACAGGCATATTAGAATCAGCGAGAGTGGCTACTGGTTGAGGTTCGCCAGTGGTTCTATAATCCCCATACTTATTTACTAACTCATCAACACTATCCTGACTTAGTGTTTTAAGCACAGCTTTTGCGTGATTAGTAATTGCATGATCAGTAATTGCATGATCATTAGACGCTGGTAATTCTTGACTATGAGATGCCTCAAAAACAATATCAGCAACTTTACGATGCCATTTTCTTTGATCTTGATAACTCATTTTTTCTATTGGAGTACCATTAGCAGCAGCCTCGTCAGAGACTACCTTCCAAGCATCAAACCAAGCATTACTGCTTTTGTTGATCTTGCGATAGTCAATATTGGCAGACGTTCCTTCAAGGATATTCTTGAGGTCATTAAATGCTACAGTATTACCTGTGCTACCCTTGAGGATACTGGTAAAGTAAGGAGCCTTACCTTCCCAACCCTTACGCCACCAAGTATAAGGAACCCTGAAAATCTGATTAATCTTAATGGCAAGAGGATCTCCACCAAAATGATTAGCCAACTTTTTCTGCACACCCTTCCATGTTGTTTTATTCACTTGACGATCATTTGGATTAAGAATCCAGTAACACTGATAACCGTTACGAGTATCAACAACCCAACTAGGAGGCACAGGAAATTCATTGATCTTTTGTAGGAACCGCTCCTTATGCTTCATTACTATACTAGGCTTAAAATACTTACCTTCTTCATCACGCCCAGCATCCATGTCGCAGAAACATGCGACGATTTTATCAATCGCATACTGCTTACGTCCACCATTAATATAGAAGTAAGCATCAGAACCAGAGTTTTTATTTGCTTCATAAACCTCTGTAATATTTTGCGTATGCTTCATACTGCTAATCTTTTTGCGTGGACTTCCGTTGTAGCAAAAGATATGCTGTTGATCGAATGAGTCAAGAAATTTCCCGCCCATTACTTCACTAGCCCCATCATTAGTCTTGTCAAAAGGGTTAAAACCAAGGTCATTACTAAAAGTAGTCATCATTCAAATTCCTATCAAATCAACCAAAGAACCGGGACAGTGAACGCCACCATCATTTGCGGCTCAAGAGGATGTGGCGGGATCGAACCGCCATAGCCCAAGTTGCTCACCCATCCAATCACAGAATCAATAATCGTCGTATTCTTCTTCGTCATTTTCATCATACTGATCCCAGTAATCTTCATCATACTGGTCGTAGATGTTATCATCTTCATCATCGTGGTATTCATCTTCAGCAAACTCGCTCTTGTAAAGTGGTTTGAGCAATTCGCCTTGATACTCACCGACTACTTCATATCTGCAAGTACGAAGTTTCTCGCAATTACAGTCACTAGGAACACTCACAACATCTTGAGGATTGATCTTAACGATAACGATCTTATCGCCAGCCTCAACACTTCCATAAGATGCCACATAGTTCAATGCACCAGCATGAAGTCCCTGAGAGCATCCCACCGAGCGATTATCGTCCACCTTTGCTCGACGCATTGTGCAGACCTGACCTACCCTGTTGTCAAACTCACCTTTCCACTTATCCCTAAAGTCGCTACGGACTGCTTTGTATGCAAGGAAATGTCCATCCTCAGTGATAGGAAGATTTTCATGCTCCAAGAAATCATACAGTTCAGTCTGACTCTGCATACTTGGATTCTCCATAAGATTCTTCAAGAAATTTACGAGAGGCTCAAAAGGCAGACCCTTGCTCATAAACTCTAGAATTCGCTTACTAATACTTCCATGAACTTCTTCGCCCTCAAAGAGAACTCGCCCGTTCTTAACTTCAACCTGACCGTTGCTATAATTTGCAACTGCCTTTTCAATGTCTACCAATCCCAGCAACTCATCTTCTGTCGCAGTTGGTAGAGCCTCCAGAATCAACTTGTAATTTGTATGATCTGGAAGAACTTGGTGAGCCTTGTTCGCCAAGATCACCGTCAAATTACCATCAACCCACATAAAAGGAACACTCATTATTAAAACTCCTGTGATTAAAAACCTTAAACCAATTTACCTAAATCTTTACCCAAACCTTCACGATCATTTGCAGCATACCACTCACTTCTGTATCCATAGTAATGGTCTGGTACAAATGCCTTGCTGGCGATATTTCGTATGCCTTCTGCATCGACCGCACTAACAATATACTTGAACATCGGTGATTTGTCAACCTCTGCTTGAAGATTTTTTCTCAGGTCTGACATTTTTCCAATCTTGCTGGTATATTTCGACACATCTACAGATACTTCAAATTCATCGTATGAACCATATACCGCTTGAATCTGCGTATAAAGATTCATAAGTTTTACATGGTTGTCTTTAATCTTGGCTGGATCGCAACCATTCAGATCATACTGATGCAAAATCTTTGTCATATGAGCAAGATAATCATCCTTTTTAATACTCTTGAACTTCTCATCCATCATCACATGGTTGGTGAAAAATTCCATTACCATCCACTGGTCAATAAGATCCGACAGTTTAGAGTTCTGAATAATCTCTCGATAGTTCAGTCCACACATATTGACAACATGATATGCTATCCTTCTGTCCGTATGAGTACTGTTCCATCTTGTTGTAGAAGTTTCATCATTGGAACTATATTGATCCTGACAATAATCCATGATGGCCTCATACTTAGCAGTTGCCTTAGAAAACTTTTCCACAAGATGTTCTACTCTGGGCTTAATCCACTTGGTAAAGTCTACAAGATTATAGCCCTGCTTCTTGAGTTTATCTACAGAAGCCTTCTTGATTGCAAACACATTCTTATTTTTGCAAATCTTAGTGAGTAAATTATCTTCTTCTTTATGCAACAGCCTTCTGTATACATTAAAGATACTGATATGACCTTCTTCTGCTGCATATCTAGTCATTGGAATATATAGGATCTGCTCACTATCTTCCAGACTACTAAGCAATTCTTCAGACAATTCTCTAAGATGGTCAGAATCATTAAGACTTTTACCGGACAGGCGATTACAATGACTATCACAATCTTTAGAGTTTGAGATAATAAAGATTTCATCAGCACTAATTCTACCAGAGACTCCTCTACTTTTGCGAGTCCCAGACTTCAGTAGACTACGATAATCTGAAACCTTGAGGATATTATTAGCACCAACATCCTTGATAATATCGTCAAAACCCTTACCAGAATGTGTCTCAGGATTTTCGCTATCCACCATAAGATAGCCAAAACAATTATTGAGATTGCAATACTTGGTGACTATCTTCTTGGCACTCTCAGCACTTCTAGTATCACACTGGAAAAATACAATCTTATCTTTTCTAGTTGATGCGTTCCAGTAGTAATTACTGCCTTTACCGTTGAGAGTTTCGCTGTGGATTTTATCTGTAAGATACACAAGCCTTCGACTACGATGTGTAGCAGACCTAAAATTCATTGCATATAGTTGTTTGTGCTTACCTAGTTTATATTCAAGGTCTACACCACTAGACAGTTCATGCGTTTTGCCGTCAGGATCAGTCCAACTAGCACCCGCACTATACCCGCCAGCAAGATCACTCAGACTATAATATGTCTGATATGCTTGTACCAGATTGGTACATTCTGCAACCTTGGTGGTCATATCTTCCTTGAGTTGAAGATAAATTTCTTGAGTCTTTTTACGCAGCACATTGATCACACCCTTAGTGTACTGCAAACCTTCTCGACTAACATCCATCTCCAATTCACCAATATCAAATTGGATTTGTAGATATAGGCCAGCATTAAGAATCTCTCTGACTAGGTTCTTCCAGTTGTCAACATCTGCCCTTCTGAAAGTTCGATTCCACTTTTGAATATTGCTATTAGTAGTCTCTTCTTCTTCACCAATAATCTTATCGGCACTAACTGGGTATGCAATATTTCCCATGACTGCAACAACTCCACCAGCATTATGGTGCGATGAAGGAAATTGCCCGCTATCACCAGACAATCGACCAACCTTCCACCCATCACCATCAATCACATAATTGTGGTAAGAGTAAGAGTGATCCTGCATACCAGAATCAACCGAACCTTCTACAATAGGCTTTGTTTTAAAGTAGTGATAGATCCTCTTGGCCTTCTGATTAAACTCTTGATAATCATACTGCTTTACTGCAAAACTAATTTCAAGACCATTAGGTTCGTTAGTATCACTGACTCCGAATAGGTTGAGACTAGGAACGCCATTCTCATCCATAGCCGCTATATAATTGTATGCTTTACCATTGAAGTAAGAAGTGGTACTAAAACTCTTAGTATAAGCAAATGGACTCTTAGAACCAAGACCAAGACAACCAGTAAAATCATTACTGTTATTCTTGTTACTAGCCCCATAAGTCGTATAGAGTTCTTCCATATCCTCTTGAGAAAGTCCAGTACCATAATCTCTCACCGTAAAGTTAGGGTTAGATGAGGTAGGCAAAGTAACCTTAAAAGGATTCTGGTTGCCTGCTGCAATATGAGCGTCGTAAGCATTAGTAGACAGTTCTCTGATAACTGCCATAACCTTATCGGAATATAAAGAGTCCGAAAGGATCTTAAACATTTTGCTGGTCTGGGCGATTGTGAACTGATTAGCACTGTCCATGCCTCGACTGTGAATTTCAACGGTACGATCTGCAAGTTTCATCTGTGTAGTCTCCAAAAAAGAAAATTGTCCTGTGATAGCCTAAGTATACCATCGACCATTTGGCTTGTCAAGCATTAATTTTTATTTTCTGGTGGAGTCCAGATATTATCCATTGAACACAATAGAGGATATTCTATATCGTCATCATCAAGTATTTCTAACCAATCCTCAATATCCACGGATTACGTCATCATCATCGTCGTCGTTGTATTCTTCATAGTCCTCATAATCCTCTGGCTCAAAATCCTCATCGTCATAAGGATTCCATTCTGATTCATAATCTCTATGTCTTTCTATTTCATCTTCTATAATTTCAGCAGCATCAAAAACGACTTCAAATTCTTGAATTTTATCATGTATTGTGTTGATCTTGCCATCAATATTTTTTATTCCCTTTTTTAGGTCTTTTAGTTCTTTCTGTATTAAGGCTATTTGTTTTTGATTTTCTAATATAGCTTTTAATATTGGGTCTACTGGCATGATTTATACTCTTTTATGTCGCCGTTTTGAATTATTTTTAATTCTTCATATGGAGTTGCTACTCTACGATAAAATTCTTGCTTGATATTTTCTAATACACCAGTAATCATAGCAATTTTACTATAAGATGTTTTACCCATGCTTCCTGCTAGTATTCTACTAAAAGTGTAATTGATTTCTCCCAATATGGAAAGAAATTCATCATCTGTTAATTGATTACCTTCTGTTAAGCATTGAATCATATCTTCAATGCATTCATCTAGAAATACTCTTGCTTCTTCTTTAATATATGGCATAATCTTTCCTTTCAATCATAAACAGTAGGACATTTACAATTATATTTTTCACAGTAAGGACATTTTGGCCCCGGTTCCTCAAAGCCCCATGCGTTAGAATATCCTTCAAAACTTTCATAGCCAGTATCAATACAGGCCAGTTTCTTTCTTCTTCCTCTTTTAATATAACCGATATTGTTCATATGGCAATCCCAGAATTTTAATCCGGTTTTTTCTCTAATGTTGTCAACCAAATCCTGTATTTTCCTGTGTGGGATTTTAGCATCAATATCAAACAGAACAGCCTTCTCTGTCACATAGCCCCAACTGGTCACAGTTTCGCTAGGAGTCCATGCTCTTAAAAGTTCTGGGTCATACCAGTATGCTATTTTACAGAGTGGCGTGAGGATGGACGGGGCAAGGTCGAACTTATTTAATATAAGCTGATTAATAAGAGATTTTCTTGCCCTGGTTTTATTCTTAAAAGATTTAAAACCCAAATTTTGGTGGCCTCTGATGGGTAGGAAATCACAATAACCACCCGAGTCACACCAACTAGTATCTACCAAATAATCGTGATGAATCATTAGTATGAGTAAATGTGTACAGGTACGCCAGTAATTTCTTCAATAAAAGTAGAGGCATCAGTCACATTATAAAAATCTCCTAATGCTTTTCTTGTTTTATAGTACTCTGGTTTATAGACCCCAAATACTCTGTAGAACGGCTGGTCAACCGCAAACTCATCAGCATTTAAAAATTCTTCTGCTGTTTTAATCTCTTGAATAATAGTGCCGCCTTCATAATCTGAAATCTCCCTACAGGTAATAATCTCAAAAGCCTGAAAATAAGATTTAGTATTATGATGATTGGGTGTATGTGAATTAACTAATTTGCCGTCGTACCCCATGCTCTATCCTTTATGTTTAGGTAATACAATGTTAATGCCGAAGGTGGGACTTGAACCCACACGCCCGTAATGAGCAACAGATTTTAAGTCTGTTGTGTCTGCCTATTCCACCACTTCGGCGTTTTGGTTATGTTATCTTTTGATCACATATCGCCATGATGCTCTTTAAGTCTTTGATAAATTTGCACAAGTCTTTCGCTTTTGTCTATTTGTTTTTCTGGCTTTTTTCTTTCCATTTTAGGAAGTTCAATACCACTAGATGCAAGAGCAGATTTGATCCTAGCATATCTTGCCATAGTGCTTGTTATCTTTTGTCCTGTTTTTTCAGATATTTCCGCATAAGTCTTGCTAGAAAAAACCGCCTGCATAAATAAATCATCCGAGCAATGAATTCTTTTCTTATTCATTATTTTCTCCAATTCTAAATAAAGTCCTATAAGGCATTATATCACACAAATCCCAATTAGTCAATCCTTCTTTTTTCCAAAACACACACACCAGTATGGAGTACTGTTTTCAGAATAAGAAAATCCAAAACCCATATGCGTGTAATGTTTATTCATTATATTTCGTTTATGTCCATAACTATTCATCCAACTTTGCATTACGCTTTTTTCGTCTTTCTGCCCGTATGCTATATTTTCTCCGGCTCTGGAAAATCCAAGATCCATAATGTCTCTTATGGTACTATGTCGCAAAACATTAGTGTCGGCCATATATTTAGCCCATTCACTAGCATATTTTTCTAAAATATCACTATTTTTTAGCACAGGAAGGTTGTGCAACCAAGATACCTTCCTTGCGTTATTGTGTAATTCTAGCATAGAATTTGCATTTGGGAAATAATGGGTATAATCATTCATATTGCTTTAGCCACTCGCTATAATTGTTGTCGTAACCTATTTTTTTTGACATCATTTTGCCGCTGTCATCAAAAATAAAAGACGTTGGAACTTTACTTACTTTTAATCTATTAATAGTGTCTTTATCTTTATCGAAATCTACATAAATAATCTTGAGATTCGGCTTATTTCTTTTTAAATATGCTTTTAGTTGTTGGCAGGGATTGCACCAAGAAGCACTAACAACCATTAATTCATCCGATAGAGCAATACTATTCAGCCCTAATATTAGGATTATAGCAACTAGTAGATGTTTCATTGATCCGTATTTGCTGGTAGCAATATACCAAGCAATACATATATCCAAAACAAGATACTTCCGGTTGCTAATGCTCCTATTACTGCCGCAAATCTAATCAAAGTTACGTCAATACCAGTATATTCTGATAATCCAGAACATACTCCAAAGATCATTTTATTCTTACCCTTTGTTAATTTGCTCATTGTGACCTCAATATAAAAGTATGAAATATTTACATAATATTATACACCCTTTAGTTATTGAGTGATATTGTCGATTTGCTTGTAATTGATAATTTTTCTTGAGAATCAAATCCACAAAATGTTAAGAAATTATCAATTCCCATTATTTGAATCAGACTTATCATTATTATTCCTTTCTTTTGAAAGACTGATAAACATATATACAATAGTTATATCTATTAATACTTTTATCCACCACACTGAAAGAACATCTATTAATTCGTTCATTTAGATTTCTTCTGCTTCTTCTTTCTAAATATCTTGTCATAGTTTTCATTGTATTTTTTAAGATCCACAGGTCTGGGTTTATCGCCCTTTCCATTCTGACTCATTTAAGCCTCCAATACATATGACCAGTAACGAGAATCTTCCTTATCTTGCAGAGCATCCCAGTATACACAACGAGCAATATAGGATGGAACCTTTAGTTTGCCACAATTAACGCTCCAATGCTGCTCCATTCGTTTATACTTTTCAATACCTTGCTTGCTTTTATTATAGGTAAGATGTTCCATGTTGTAAAGTCTCAGTTGATGAACATCACCACAAAGAACACGGGCCTCATTAGGATGAATCATCTCTAAAGCAAAACTTACTTTTGCCATACCAAGACCCATGATCTTGTTAACAATTTCATCACGCTTCTTAACGTGATACTTCTTAGTGGTCAGATAAAAATCTTTAGGATTAGCCCAAAACTGAGTAGCAAAGTCCCAGATATACTTGGTACGATTATTGTGAAGTCCTACGCCTGATCCTGCGAGTTTTTCTCGCAAAGTTTCTTTGTTGTCGATCCATTCTTCGTAGTTCTTAATGGCATTGTAGCCGTAGCAATTCCCCTTCCAACTAGTGTGAACAGAGCAGTAAGCAAAGAGATAACGCCTAAAAATATCAGCGTGATTCTGTGGTCGTACACTTTCCCAGTACTCCTTATAGTCTTGAATCTTTTGTGTAGGAAATGTTTTAAAGAATTCGTCAGCACGATTCCGGCAGTAGGTAGTTTTCTTTTCGGTCTTTTCCAAAGTAGCCATAGTAGTCTCCAAAAGAGTTGATTTCTGTGATACGTTCCATTCTACACTACTAGTATCGGCTTGTCAAGTGGGATTCTTTAATCTGAATCGTCCACATGATAGACGTATTCAAAAGCCATATATTTACCATGTTTTAGTGCTTCAGTGATGCTTGCTTTAGGATTTTCCTTTAGATACCACATAGAATGTTGAATTACAGCAGCAAGTGCGGACAATCCATCTGATTTACTAATTCTCAAAACACATTCTTCAATAATTTCGATATCTGATTTATTCATTTCCTAAAATACCCTATTTGATTTTCTATTTCCCAATCAATATTGTTGTCTATTATCTTTTTAATGTCTGGTTCAATATGATATGGTTCTTTTTTTATAGGTTGTAAGATGGGCATATTTAATAGTAAATTATATTTCTTAGACCATCGCGTAACTATGCTCCAAGGGTCATTACACAAATCTTCATATTTGATAAACTCATAATTTTTTGCTATAGTTGGCATGGTGTGGTATAAATAACGGAGTTTTTTACTTCTCATAGCAAAGATATTTTTATATCGTGATTCAGTATCGAAATCTCTATCATTTAATTTTTCTTCACAGTAAAATTTGCTTTTTTTGTCGTGATGAATAGAATACCATTCATTAGTCAATAAACCTATTATATCATGGTTTTCTGGTGGAACATGATGTAAAGTTCTACTTAGTCCCATAATCCAATCGTAAGGATTTCTAACTATTCCTATAAATATAGTATTATCTGCTTCCTTAATTGCATCACTATGAAATCCAAAAAAATGTTTATGTCCGAATAATTTTTTAAATTCTGCTTTTATGGCTGATGGATTTATTAGATTAATATCAAAAGCAGCAACATGATGATGCAAATGATATGATTTACCAGTTAGTAGTGTTTCTAAATAATTAGTTCCACTATTTCTTTCTCCGTATATTACAAAACTTTTATTTATCATTTAAGTAATTCTCGTATACAGAAAAAAACCTACTACTAGGATTAAGATACATTTTATATCCATTATCGTACAAATCTTTATGAAATTTCACATGCTCACTACCAAGGTCGCCACTATATTTTCCAGATAAAAATGCTTTAGTTTTATATATTGCTAAACCCCCAAAACAAGAATACAGATGAAAAGGTTCTGAACCTATTAGTGGATGAAGTTTTTTAAACCACTCATTATTCTGGTCGCAATCTTCTGGTGTAGGTTTCCAATCATTTAATCTAGCAGCAAAACTATCATAATGAGCAAAGAAAGTGGAGTCTCTACCATGCATTAACAACAAAGAATACGATCCAATACCTCCAGCGTTATTTAAACTGTCGAACCAACCAATACTATTATAGATACCATCTACACAAAACCCAAGGTCAGCATCTAGATCTAATACGATTACATAATCATAATCAGAGCAATTATCTCTAACCCACTCTACGCAACTATTGCGATATTCTGCAAGGGCATTGGTTCTTGATCTAAAACGATTTGTTAAATATTCTCGATTATTATTTATACATTGTATGTATATATTTTTGTGTGTGTCTGATAGTTCTTTTAATATTTGCTTAGTGGTATCTTTGGAGTCATTTTCAAAAATAAAAATTTGTGATTCTTTACAGTCTAAAGATTGTATTCTAGATATAGAGTTAGATAAATGTTCATCACAATCTCTTGCTAGGGCAACAGTAACTATCTTGCTATCTTTTGCTATATTCTTACCTAAGTTTAGATAATGATTATACTGATCTACAAATTGTTCATGTGGAGGAAGAAATTCATCAATAGATAGTCTTTCAAAATCTGCTAATGTTTTAATATTTAAATGTTCAGGGTTGCTTAATCCTAAAAGACCTTGTATGTTATACTTAGCACTAGAATAAAAAACACTATGATAAAACAATCTCTGTCTATCAGTTATATCGTTTTCATCACAATATTCTTTGTAGAAATTTTCAGCACTTGGATTAAATTCAAGATAAGATTGATGATCAAAACTTTCATCAACCTCATTGAGTAAATAAAAACTAATTATATCTTTAGATTTATAAGGATATATATAAAGCATATAGTGATAAAATAATCTATGCTTATCGTCTATATTGTTTTCTTTACAATATGGCTGATAAAAATCTTTAGTTGCTGGACGATTATTCTGATAAAAAACTTCATCAAAATCTGGATCAACTTTATTTTTCTGATAAAATTCTTGTATTGATATTGTCATACCGTCCTAGCATCACCATATAAATATTTAAAGGTTGGAAATCTTAGGCTAATGCCTCCTTCTTGATTCTTAGTCTCTTCAAAATACTGTACTTGAATTACCTTACCCAATATCTTATTCTTATCTTGGTAAAAATCCTGTCTTTCTTCTATAGTAAATCCACTACCTACTCTGACAATATGATCTTTATGAGAAATATATACACAACTCAACATATCCTCCTCACATTCTGCACCATCCTTCACATACCTAAACGGCCCCATTTCTACGTCTAAGACCTCGTATTCTGCATCGTGAAAGGTTTTTACTTTCAAAAGGTCTTTGGATCGCTTTCCTTTATATGGGGCGTTCTTGCGAAGCATTACACCTTCCCAACCGTTAATGTCTGCTTTATGTACCCATTCTTGAAAATGGTCATCATCTAGAATGTGTTCTTGTTCTAGAATAGTTAAACACGGACACTCATTATTCTGCATATATCTTTCCAGATGACTCAACCTTTTAGATAACGGAGTCGTACCCTTCTTGTTATTAAAATCATCCAGAGACATTACATCAAAGATTTTATATGACGGATTGGGTATTGTATGGTCTTTCTTTTTAAGTTGTTTCATTATGCCTTGAAAATCTTCATTACCATCTTCATCTAGCAGGCACAATTCCCCGTCAAATACAATACCAGATAAACCAAGACTTGTAATGCCATCGGCAACAACGCCAAGGGTATTAAATTCCTTGCCTGTTCTGGAGTAGAAAGTAGGATTGCCGTTATTATCAACAATACACAAACATCTAATGCCATCAAGTTTACGAGATACATACCATTCGTCTTTCCAATCTACAAGTTTAGGTTCATATTTATCTGCCAAGGCTACACTAAACTCTGGAATATGATTTGCTATAGCCTTGTTGATTATTTTATCACCAGCCCTAGTCTTTAGGTCTTTATCTATGATGCACAAGATGAGTTCTTCATAATCTGGATAACTGTCAATAAAAGTATTGACTGCACCAATAGCATCGTGACCAGTAATATCTCTATTTTTTAATGCGTTGAGCAGATCAAAGATCGTATCGTATCTTTCTCCGCATAGAGATTTCTTTTTCTTGATATTATCGCTGGTGACATTATATTGCCACAATGGATGGTAGGTATATAGCAAAATACTCTTGGTAAATTCTGCTGATATTTTTCGTTCGACTGATGACTGATCATCAACAATGCAGTAATCTTCTATAATTTTTTGCTTATCTATTGTGCTGCTTGTAGACCTAAGATCAAGCACCATATTCCAAACGTATTCAAAACGCTTTGTAGACAAACCCGCTAAATAACTCATTGTAGTCCTCCTGTGTTTCCCCAAGTATATCCTATCTATCGGCAGTTGTCAAGAGGAATCTTTAGTCTTGTAGAGATTCTATTTTTGATGACAAAATTTCTTTTTGAAGTTGTGCAGTTTTCAATTCTGTTTTTAGGTCATCAATTTCTTGTTGAGCAATAGTGTTCTTAACGATACTGTTTGCTCTTTCATATCGTCCTATTTTTTTAGATAGATTCTGTGCGATGATAGATTGTTGCTCTAACTCTAAAGATAATACTTTTAGTTGCGTTTCGTTACTCATGATTTATATATATTATTGAATTTTTCCATTCGATATTTTAATTCTAACCACTCATTATGTTCAGTAAAATCTTTATTTAATTGATTTACCAGTATTGATCCGGTTTTAGGGAACAAAGCGGGGATGATAGAATGAAGGATTAAAAGAACGCCCGCTTTGATACACCTAATACCATGAAATGAAGCAAATCGCAAATGCTCCCAATAACCCATATTATTTTGATCTAAATGCTCAACAGATTTTTTTATTAACATAATGCACCCAACCTTTCTTTAGATTAGATACACCATTCCGGCAAAAGTGGAGGCGAGGGGAGTCGAACCCCTGTCCAGTATAAATTCCATATAAACTTCTACATCGTTAGTCTATTGTTATTAATACTATAGACAAAACTATTTGTCTTTCCAAATGTCAGAACGTTTACGCTCATCGACCTTCTTAATTTAGGTAGGACAACCCTATCCGATTATCGGAGTCAGCATAATTGGGTAAAAAGGTTTATGCAACCCCTCTCACTAAGCAGCGAGTGCTAATACAGAAGTATCGGCAATTGAA